TTTCTTTGCATTTTATAATGAAGGCGATATAATAAGTGCTAAAGTAATAGGACGAGTGGCTATGTTATGTATTATGGCACCTATGATATTTTCAGCTAATAGACGCCTCCATGAAGTGGGTATGTCTATATTCTTTTTAGGATTTATTTACACTATCATTAAATATCACATTTTTGTCTTATAATTTTGTTTACAAAACTATTAAAATGTGATATAATATAAATTATAATATAAGGAGACATATATATGTCAATTATGGATAAATTAAAAAAGAATAGTAAAGTAAAAGAAACTGCTATTCTATCGGATTCAAAATTTTTTACCGAACAGGATATGGTACCCACCGATGTACCAATGATGAATGTAGCTTTATCTGGTTCAATGGAAGGTGGTTTGGCTCCAGGATTAACAGTTTTGGCTGGACCGTCTAAGCACTTTAAAACTTCATTTGGATTAATAATGGCTTCGGCTTATTTAAAGAAATATCCAGATTCAGTAATGTTATTTTATGATTCAGAATTTGGTTCTCCACAAACTTATTTTGAAAATTTTAATATTGATACATCTAGAGTTTTACATACTCCAATTACTAATGTTGAAGAATTAAAATTTGATATAGTAGGTCAACTTGAAGAATTAGATCGAAATGATAAAGTAGTTATTATGATTGACTCAGTAGGTAATCTTGCTTCTAAAAAAGAATTAGAAGATGCTATCAATGAAAAATCAGTAGCTGATATGTCAAGAGCTAAAGCATTAAAAGGTTTATTTAGAATGTGTACTCCATATCTAAATATGAAAGATATACCTTTAATCGCAGTTAATCATACATATAAAGAAATAGGATTATTTCCTAGAGATATTGTTGGTGGGGGAACGGGTATATATTATAGTGCAGATAATATTTGGATTCTTGGTAGACAACAAGATAAAGTTGGTACAGAAATTAAAGGTTATCACTTTGTGATTAATGTTGAAAAATCTCGTTACGTTAAAGAAAAATCTAAAATACCTATTTCAGTTTCATGGGAAGGTGGAGTTAGTAAACTTTCTGGATTATTAGATGTTGCACTGGATATAGGTTATGCTCAAAAACCTTCAAACGGTTGGTATGAAGGAGTTGATCCAGAAACTGGTGAGATATTAACTGGAAAAGTTAGAGAAAAAGAGACTGTAACAGAGGAATTTTGGAATCCCATTTTCGAGAAAACTAATTTTAAAGAAGCAATAATAAAGAAGTTTAAAATATGATAAACAGTATATTAAAATATTTAGTGGGTGGCAATAGTTTTATACTAGCAGTAGTTTATACTTTAGGTCATATGATAATAGCTATTACTTGTGTTATGTTAATAACAGGCGCTTCATTTGAACTAGCTGCTTTAGATGCGATAATAGAACCAATGATAAATGGTGTTTGGTTTTGGATATTGCACACTACATGGAAAAAATATCAATTATGAGAATGATTGAAAATAAAGATTATGAAATAATTCCAAATCCAGAAGACTCACATTCCTGGCAAATAAGAATATTAAAAGGGGATTTTTTAGAAACTGTTATTCAATTTGGTACCATAGCTTTTAATGAAATAAAAGATCATTTTACTTTTGATTTTACTATAATTTACTCTCCTGATCAATATCTATCTATAGATAATGTAGATTTACATAATACTTTAACTAGAATATTAGAGGATATAATTGAAAATGGTCATGAAGAAGGTTGGGTTAAATTAGATAAAAAAAGAAGCATACTTGATGGAGCACCAACACCTGATGGCTTTGAAGAATAAACACTTTACAACTAAATCAAAATGTGATATAATATTAATATGAATCTAAGAATAGAACAAACTATACTTCGCAAGTTATTAACTGATGATAACTATATGCGAAAAGTATTACCATTCATAAAACCTGAATACTTTGAAGGTCCGTATAAAACTTTATTTAAAGAGGCTGGAAAATTTGTTGCTAAATATAATAATCTTCCAACAAAAGAATCTTTTCTAGTAGAATTAAATGAACATTCAAATTTAAATAACGATTCATTTTCTGCTGCTGTAGATATTGCACAAACTTTATTTGAAGGCGATGATGTAGATGAAAAATGGTTAATGGATAATACCGAAAAATGGTGTCAAGATAGAGCCATTTATAATGCTGTTATGGAATCCATTTCTATTATAGATGGAAAACATGAAAAACTAACCAAGAATGCTTTACCTGATTTATTACAAACAGCACTGGGAGTTGCATTCGATACAAATGTAGGACACGATTATGTCGAAAATGCGGAACAACGTTTTGAATTTTATCATACTGAAGAAAGTAGAATTCCTTTTGACCTGGAATATTTTAATAGAATCACTAAAGGAGGACTTCCAAATAAAACTCTTAACATTTGCCTTGCTGGTACTGGTGTTGGTAAATCTTTATTCATGTGTCACCTAGCTGCATCAGCTTTAACTGAAGGTCGTAATGTTTTATATATTACAATGGAAATGGCTGAAGAAAGAATAGCAGAACGAATAGATGCTAATTTATTAAATGTCCCAATCGATCAACTTGATAAAATGTCTAAGGATATGTTCACAACTAAAGTTGCTGATTTGGCTAGAAAAACTGCTGGTAAATTAATTATAAAAGAATATCCAACTGGAGCAGCACACAGTGGACATTTTAGAGCATTATTTAATGAATTAAAATTAAAGAAACAATTTGAACCAGATATTATTTTTATAGATTATTTAAATATTTGTGCATCTAGTAGAATGAAAGGAATGGGTGGTGCAATTAACTCATATTCTTATATTAAAGCAATTGCTGAAGAGTTGCGTGGGCTCGCTGTCGAGTATGACGTCCCGTTCTTCTCGGCAACACAGACGACGCGTAGTGGTTATTCTAATTCAGATGTTGGGCTTGAAGACACGTCCGAATCTTTTGGATTACCCGCAACTGCCGACCTAATGTTTGCTCTTATATCAACTGAAGAATTAGATAAAGAAGGTCAGATGATGGTTAAACAGTTGAAAAATAGATATAATGATCCAGTCAAATATAGAAGATTTGTAATTGGAGTTGATAGAACTAAAATGAGATTATTTGATGTAGAAGAAAGTGAACAAAAATTAACCGATGATACTCCTGTATTTGATAAAACTAAAACAGGACAAAAATTCTCTGAAAGTATTAAGGAATGGAAAATATAAATATTTGTATGAAAGTAAAATTAATAAGTTTTTCAAAACCCTTTGAACCAATGGAAGGAGTTGAAGATGTCCAAGATCTCGTCGCGTATTGCGCCCGTGTATCCAATCCATCGAACCAAGCCAACAAAAAAACGGCAGAAAAGCTCTTATATTATCTTATCAAAAACAAACACTGGTCGCCTTTCGAGATGGTTAGCGCTTGCTTGGAGATAGAAACTACAAGAGATATTGCTCGACAAATATTAAGACATAGAAGTTTTTCTTTCCAAGAATTTAGTCAAAGATATGCTGACCCAATAGAAGAATTAGAATTTACTACAAGAGAGTGTAGATTACAAGATAATAAAAATAGACAAAACAGTATTGATATTGAAAATGATCCATCTATTCAATTAAATATGAAAAAACAACAATTAATTACTGATTGGCAAAGAAAACAGCATGGTATAATAAATCAATCTAAAGAAGTATATAAATGGGCTATAGAAAATGGTATTGCAAAGGAACAAGCAAGAGTAGTGCTTCCAGAAGGATTAACCATTAGTCGTTTATATATGAATGGAACATTACGTTCATGGATTCACTTTATAGAGTTAAGATCTGCAGACGGAACTCAAAAAGAACATAGACAAATTGCTTTATTATGTGCTAAAGTTATTTCACAAATATTTCCAAATATAGGTTAAAGATATATAAATAAATCAAAATGAAGGAGAGGTAATGACAAGTTTAATAGAACCCAAAAAGTTTTCAAATGTAGTGGACCGTTTACGGTCCTTTTTTTTAGAGAAAGGCTTTCATGAAGTTCATACTCAAAATCGATTAAGTATTCTCGCAGCATGTGAAGACCCAACTACAGTAGCAACATATAATTATAATGGAGAGGTATGGCCTTTACCTCAAACGGGCCAGATGTGGCTTGAATATGAATTATTAACTAGACACACTAATGCTGGATATTTTTGTGTTTCTACTTCTTATAGACAAGAACCAAATCCAGTACCTGGTAGACATGAAACAATTTTTCCAATGTTTGAATTTGAAGCTCCAGGGAATTTTGATGATCTTTTAGCTTTAGAAGTTGAACTAATTAAACATTTAGGTTTTGAAAATCCAATGGTAAAAGATTATGATAACTGGTGTAAATATTATAATACAGATTTATTGGATAATGAACACGAAACAAAAATGGGAGAAGAATTTGGTGCTTCAATGGTAATTAATTTTCCTAATAAAACATCTCCCTTTTGGAATATGGCTCAAAATAAAGAAAAAACTCATGCAAAGAAATGTGATGTAATATTAGGAGGAATGGAAACAATTGGAAGCGCACAAAGAAGTACTAGTCCACATGAAATGCGCCATATGTTTGAAGAAATTTCAGAAGGTGGTTATGCTCAATTATTATATGATCTTTTTGGAAAGAAAAGAGTTGATGCTGAATTAGATGAATTTTTACGACATGAATTTGTTCCAAGATTTGGTGGTGGAAT